GATACTGTTGTAGCCATACCGGTCGAGCGACACGCACATATTGACGTGACCATAAACGTGCTTGCCGAACTTGGCGAAGTGCCGGGAACCGCCGGCGCCGCTCTCCTCGTCACGATGGAACACATATACACCTTCCACGCCGGCTTGTATCATTTCCGTCATCAGCCACACGCCAGCGGCGTCATCGGCACCGAGGCAATTGCTGCGCTCTTTCGTCCCGAGACATATCAAGCCGGTGGCAGTCTCGTATGCCAGCCGTTGCGTGCCGCCCTCACGATGCACGCTGTCCGTGTGGCATGCCCACATGACCGGCGCGATGCCGATGGTCTTGAAATAATTGCCGTAACCATCGACCTTCATGTCCAACGGCGCCAAGAACCGATGGATGAACTTCTTTTCAGTCCGTGTCCGTCCCTGCCGCCGATAACACAACATCTGACGCAGCGACGCGAACGAAGCGCAATCAATCGGCGGCACCACCGGTTCTTCGTGCCGATAATTGCGCGATACATAGTATGAGTTGGTGGACGTGCTGGACGTGCGCTTGGTGTCACCTTTCCACGTCCACACGTTGTCTTTTTTCACCCAGTTGTCATCGTACGTTTGGACCGGACCCACGAGCGATGTGGATGTGGTTGTCGTGTTCGTGGTAACGACCGTCGCCAACGCTTCGTTGGCTTCCTGTGTTTCCGCGCTTTCCTGGGGTTCCATTAGTGTTCTCCTTCTGGGGGTAGGGCGAACGGCGATAGCGCCTCCGCCTCAAGGGCGAGATGTTGTATGGTTGTCACATACATAGGACTGATGCGGTCGGTTGTAACGCCTTCCTGAACCACCGGCTCATTCAAGCTGTCCAACAGCTGCGACAGCGCCAGATCAGGCTCTGTAACCTCGGTAGGATGCAGCTTGCTACCGTCCGGTTGTTCTACCAGTTCACCCTTTGGCCACCACACGCCGGTTGCCGATAGCTCGGCGTGGTCATGCCGTTCGTCCACGGTCCAGTATTCACCGTTGCCGAGTTCAACACGATATTCCAGATGCCAATACTCGGAACTGAACGCCGAGTAAAAGGCGTGCCGGTCCACATAGTATTCATGCCATATGTCACCATTGCCCATGCGGACCATGGTCCCCTCCGACGTGTAATAATACACCCCAGAATAACCGCAATAGAACGTGTTTTCCTCGGTGCAATCATTGCAAATCATCGCGTACCGAGTACCACCCGGATGAACCCGAAATGACGATAAGTCGGATAGGCGGAAATCCCCGCCACACTCCTCGCATTCCTGGTTATCACAGCGCCCACTGCGATAATCGGAATAACCGCCGGTCACTTCGGCGCAGATATTGCCATCGCAATGGATTTCCAAGTGATTTCCGCAATCCAAAACCGACTTGTAGTCGCCGTCGATGTACGGCATGATAAGCCGGATTTTGGACCGAGGACAGAACTTCTTTATCAGCTTGGCGCCCTCAAAATACCAGCCCTCGGCCTCTTTATAACCCGCCTCGCGGATCATATGCCCCATCTTCTGCACGTCGCCGTAGATGCGACCGTGCAGCTTCTTCGCTGGCCAGCATAGTACCCTGGCACTCGCCCTCGGTATATCGCTGTCCTCCTCCATATCCGGCGAAGATGCGGAACTCGGCACCAGATACGCCAGCGCCAAATCGCCAGCGGCGTAAATCCGTACCGGATGATACCCGCCGCAGGCGCTGAACTCGCGGTCGGCGCGATGCGACATGCACGACGCCGGCCCATTAGTATAAACCGCCTCGATCTCGTCTTCGGTTGTGGCAAATTTCAGCTGCACTGTGCCGAACTTGACCAATAGGTCGTTCGCCAACCGTTTGACATCCGCTTCACCAAGGCGCGGATAATACCGCTTCAAATAGCGTCCGGGCTTCATGATAGTCTGGACATCTGCCTGTCCCTTCGCATCCGTTTCCGTGAATGCGATATTGCCCGGCGACTTTTCCGACATGTGCGGGTAGTGATGCTCCGCCTCCGGGGAACGATACCCGACTTCCCATGTGCCCTTCCAGTCCTGGGGCGAGATCAGTGCCGCAAGACAGAAACCGTTCCATGGCAGAGGCGTATATGTGCCATCGGCAAAACGCCCCAGTTCCCGTTGGTGCCACTCGGTCGTGGACACTGGAACCGGACGCAACTGGAACTTGGTATTGCATATTTGCGAGAACTGGGTTGCCACCCGGTTCGCTTCTTCCGCATTGGTAAAGATGCGAATGGGACGATCCCAGCTGGTGTAACCGTTGCGCATTCTCGCCGGCGTATCGCCGTCATGCAGAAACGATCCAGTCGCCAGGCTCATGATCATGAACATTTTTGCCATGTGCTCAGTCCTCCCTGCTGTTACGTTCGGGAACCTTGGTTTCCATGACTAACCTCCAATATGCGAGTTCGGCCCTCGGGCCGCGACGACCGATTTGGCGCCGACATTGCCCCGCTGCGAATGGTTAACAGCGGGACAATAGCTGCGTCAATCCTCCTGCCGCTGGAATGCAGCACGGTCCCGCCGGGGATGACCAGCGTGCATCGGGGTCACGCCACGACGTTGCGCAGCACCATCCAGTCTCTTGCGTAGCACAGCATGTTCCCGCCGCAACGCATCAAGCAGCGGGTCTTCCAAATGCAATGTGCGCACTGCGAAAGCGTCATATCTGAACCGGTCTTGCATGGTCCTCTCCATCAATTCAGCCTCTTGGCTGCGGCATGATGCCGATAGTGGGGTCCGTAGACCCCACAGGCTGCATCACTTAACCGGTGGAAGCGGGCATCCCCCCGCATTTCGCAGCTTCAAATTCGATACATGCGGTTCCGGCGCACGGCGAGTACGCGGTACATACTCGCCCAATGCTTTCAACTCCGCAACACGAGCCGCAGCTTTTGCACGCTTTTGTGCCATCTCAGGACCACGAATGTAAGACAGCGCACGCACGCCGGTCGGCACCTCGAACCCGTACTCCCCCGCAACCCATACACCAGTATGGTCATATGCGTTGATTGCACGAGTGGTACCAGGCGCATTCCAGTACCGGGTATAAAACTTATTCCCGATGAACTGGATCAGGGTATAAGTGGGCCAAACAACCAAGTCAATAGCCCCAGGAAGGGTATTCCGGATTGCTTGCGCAAACACGCAATTACGGCAATCGCCTCGTACCGAACCACGTGGCGACTTAGACACTTCCAAGGTGAACCCATAGCGCGCATCTTTCATCCTGTATCTAGGCATAGGAACCTCCAGTGAATTACAGCCTCTTGGCTACGGCATGATGCCGATACTGCGCACCCGAGGATGCGCAGCGGCTGCATCACCAGCCGTAACGCAGCTTGTACCACAGCTGCCGCAGATCGAACCACACACCACCGCGGGTTTCGACCGCCACGTAATAAGGATAGAACGGAACGCGGATCATATGCCGCCCCCCTTTAAAATGCGGTAAGCACCGGCTGCTATTAGCGCGGCGATGCTAACCGAGATTAAAAACAATCCAACATCCTCCAACATCGTCATGTCACACTCCATGCCTGCAATCGCATCTTGCGATGCGCGGTTGACGGGGAGGCGCTTGGTAGCGCCCATATGTCTTGCCCCACCAGATGTCGTGAGCTATGGCGTGCTGCCACATCTCAGCCTCGACACGGGTGAGAACGCGCCGATAGCCAGCTTCAATCTGCCACAGCAGTTTCATGACCGGCACCAGGCAATACACAGCATTGCCGCCCCGGCGCAGAAGCACACCGCGGCGACGCCGTACACGACTGCGTCCATTGCCGTCATTCCAGTCTCTTGTTGTGCCACGAAAAACGGATAAAAAGCGCTCACGCTATCCTCCTCTCGTATGAGTTCCAACGCACCAAAGCGCGACGGTCGCCTTCTTGGCGTCTGTCGCGCTCTGTCAACATCGCGTGATAGTATTGTTCCGCCGCGTCATGGTGGCGGAGCATGGCGTCCAGCTCCTCGTCAGTAAGCTGCAAGGCTTCTGCAACAGTCATGCGAACCCCCTGATAGTCAAATTAGCCATTGTGCTGCCAAGGCGATTAGCGGCCTCGTCCCACTTCGCCGCTACTGTGTTTTCCTGCCAATTAGTAGCAATGTGCTCCGCTTTCTCACCACACACCAGCACAATGGCAGAAAGCACGGCATTTAAGCCGTGCTGGTCAATCAGGCCCTCGATTTGTTGCTCCAACAACGTCATGGTAGCCTCCAGTTGATTGGCGCCCCCAGCTGGGCTCGAACCAGCATTTGCAGACTGAGGGGTCCACCGTCCTATGCCGTGCACCAGGTGGTACCGGCCAACTGATGCGTTTTTAGACGATGGGGGCGTATCGGCATGATGCCGTTCATGGCGCCCATGTAAAGCGCCATAGGCTGCATCACAGCCCGTCGATGTACTGATCGAACGTCACACATGCTAACCGCCACACATAGTCACGGTTCGCAAACCAGCCGCAAGACTTGAAAGCGCGCGTGCCATCTTGTCGGAATATACGAAACGACCAGCACTGATCGCTCGCTCGTCGCACCATACGAATTTTACACATCTCGTGGTCCTCCTCGGCATGATGCCGTTCATGGCGCTCTACCAATGCAGTTTGGACCTGCATCGAGCCAGAGCGCCATGGGCTGCATCACCTACGCAGCGGCGACCGGCGCATCCACGATCTGGTAACCGACGCTCGGTAGCGTCGACCGAAACCAGGACCGCTCGTCGGGGCTGAGCGCCTTGATCTCCTTCATGAACCCAACCGGTGTCTGGTCGGGGAGCAAACCGAAATAATCCTTCATGGCCTGGATGAACGTCATCTGCTTCATGGTACTCTCCTATGTTGGCGCCCCTGACAGGCATCGAACCTGTATTTTCGCGGTGAGACCTCTGTTCGCTGGGACTTTCGCCCGTTGCCGGGGTACTGGGATTGCAGGGAACAAAGCCGCGATGTCCTAGGCCGTTAGACGACAGGGGCGATCCGGCATGATGCCGATAGTGGGGTCCGTAGACCCCACAGGCTGCATCACGCAATGCAAAGCAGCAACTCCTCGGCGCCGTACACCTTCGGCCTGCCGCAACTCTCGCACTCGTAACCACGAGCATCCGGCTCGCATCCGTCTGCGTCCTCGCCACAGGCGATGCAGAACCCCGGATTGTCCAGTGTCGTCATGCCGCGCTCCACAGCCTCAGCAACACGATCTGCGGTTATGCTGGGATGTATGCGCATGTCAGTCACCTTCTCGCAGAGCCGCAGCCAGACTGCCGCGGGGCGGGGAACTGCTCTGCTTGAAATGTTGCAACCATTCACGGGCGCGGTTGAGTTCGAACGCCAATTGGCGCTCGGCCTGTTGCTTGGCCTTGCGCGCTTCCAATACGGCTTCGTTGTCTTGCGGTTGGACGGGCATTGTCGTCTCCATTGAAGGGCCGCCAGGCTGCATACAGCCATGTCCCCGCCGAATGGCGGCCCGATTTTCCGGCCGGCGGGCACCAATGCCCCGCTGAAAATGGTTAACGGACCGCAGCGAGACCGCGGCCCGGGTCACACGGTGCGACCATTAGACGCTGTGATGTTCCAGACTTTCAGCCTGTGCAGGCTGAGGACCGAACTCAGGTATGTCGAAGTCCGGCTCGGGCAAGTCTGCCTGTTCCTCGCTTACAGCCTGCGGTGCTTCCAGCTTGGCAACCTGCAGATCGTCCAGAAGTCCGCGGTAGTCGAACTGGACAGACTGCACTACGCCCTTGGCCAGCTTCTCACGGGCGCAGGCTTCCAGCTTGCTGATCCAATGGAAGTGCTTCCGCTTGCTCAGGGGCTTTTCCTCCAGGATGCGCTGGTCACGCGGCGCCACATATGGCTTATTGCGGTTGAGCCGCATGTAAATGCACTCGTCGTAATCAGTACGCCGCGTGCCGATGAACCGCCACAGACCGAGCAGCTCCTCCAGCTCAAGTGTGATCGGCTGTGGAGCAGCCCCATAGAGCTGATAGCGGTTCAGGGATGGCGCATAGAGCAGCGTCATTTCCGGCAGGATTTGATCGAGCCGGCGGGTGATCCGCTCGCATACGTTGCGGATTGACAACATTGAACTTCGGATTGGCTTGGTCATTTTTGGTCCTCCAGCGGCCGGGACTGGCCGAGTGGCAGTCATACACGGTGTCACGTGCGGGGTCAAGCGCATGTAAACATGACATACTGGTAGTCAGCCAGACAAAAGCAATAGTCAAAATTTTGGAATGTTTACTAAATTTCACCGTTGAATTTGTTAGCCTTTTGGCGAAATAGTCAGCTAGACAGTTTTAAAAGGCGAAAGTCGCCAACTATTTCATATGTGATATACTTACACACTTACATATTTACACCTTTACACCTTTACATGGCCCATTATTACCCATATTAACTATATTATTTTTCTCTACGTGATTGTAATATATAGGTAATCGTGTCTATTCCCTGCCGGGGTGTATGTGTGTAAGTGTGTAAAGGTGTAAGTGGTATCAACATCTAAAAGTTGGCGACTGATGCCGATGAAAACTGTCTAGTTGACTATTCGCCAGAAACACTAACGATTTCAACGGTGCAATGGTAGACAACAATGAGACTTTTTGACTACAAGACTTGACTGGTTGACTGGTACACTTACACCATTGCACCCTGGCACCCTTGCACCTTCACGCGCGCCCATCGCGTCGCGTGACGCGCCGCGGTGTGCCGCTTCGCGGCCCGCATATCGCACCTGGATACCAGCCGTTAACCATGTGCAGCGGGGCATTGGTGCCGTACCACAACGGTCCGGCTTATCATTGGAGGTTACAATGGCTTTCACAATCGGAACACAGGCTACCCCGACTGCAACGCAAGAGACAAGCAAGCGCAAGCGTGAGCCGCTCACGTTCAACGGAGTTGACATTGACAAGAAGACAGGTTGGCAGACGCTCAACCTGCAGGGCGAACTTGCCGACATGGCGAAGGCGCTTTACGAGACTGAGTTGGCTTTCAAGGAACGCGTCCAGGCTGAACTCATGGCCATGGCGGTTGGGCATGTGGATGGCACGGGCAAGCCCGCGCCGCTCGCTAACCCCGCGAAGCATCGCGTCATGTTGACGCAGAATTACGGCAAATGGTCCGCGACGTTCGCTGATAAGGCCGTAAGGCGGAACACCATCACACTAGGCTAGGCTTTCCCACGGTCATACCCCGGTGCGCCATGGCGCACCGGGGTTTTTTTGTGTCCTTTTTCAGCCGGCCCTGGTCGACCAGGGCCGGCTTTGCTGTGCCTTGGTCCGACCGTTTTACCCTCCCCCTACCCTGTCCCACCGTGCCACCGTGCGCGCGCCCAAACCCCCTTTCGGCAGATATTTGGTCCCAGGGCAAATTCAACTTATAGTTGCACACGCGGGTCCCATCGCGCCGGCTAGGTGGCACGGTGTCAGAAAAATACCTACAAATTTCTGACATTGGAGGCGGGGGCAGGGATCGAACCTGCGCACGGCGACTTAACAGATCGCTGCTCTGCCTCTGAGCTACCCCGCCACTCCAGGGGCCGGGCTCGAACCGGCGACCTGGGGGTTTCGCGGCTTCCATCTAGTCCACCGCTACTGCCCCCTGCTCTCCCAACTGAGCTACCCTGGTCTGGTGCCGGGGGATGGATTTGAACCACCGACCCGCGCGTTACAAATGCGCAGCTCTACCACTGAGCTACCCCGGCAACTTGGTGGAGGACCCAGGAGTTGAACCTGGCCGGCCTGCCGTGCAAAGGGTGGCTGATCCCACGTACGTCCCCCTATCTGGTAGCGGTGCCGGATTTGAACCGGCGATCTTCTGGTTATGAGCCAGATGAGATAGACCACTTCTCCAACCCGCGGAACTGGTCTGAGAGGCAGGATTTGAACCTGCGGCCCTCGCGTCCCAAACGCGATGCTCTGGCCAGACTGAGCTACACTCAGAAAAACCCCGGAGACCGACACGTTTCCACGTCGGTTCCGGGGGCTCAAGAAAACCCCGCTCCTCGCTCCGGGCTTTTGCTACCGGGCTGAGCGGGGGGCCACACACGGTGACCTCGGGGCAATGCCCAAGGCCAATATGGCACGGTGTCACCGTTAAAGCAAGCCCCGTGCCCTTACTCGCCCAGGCACGGGAAAGACCTTTTTGGGACGGACCCTCCTATACGGATTACCCGGTCCCGCAGCGGTGATCTCCGAGTTTGATAGCAGAGCGCAGCGGCCCGGGCAACAAGTTTCACTGCGACATCCTGCCGCGGCCAGTGGTCCACGCTGGGGTTGACCGGTCTCCAGTTCCCGTCTACACGGATGTTGTCATCCCACAACCAAGGAGGTTCCCATGCCCCAAGTGAAAATCCATTTCGTAATGTCCCCGGCCGACGACGATACTGCCGTGATCACCGGTACCAGCGCCAAGACCGGAAAGAAGATCAAGCTGTCCCACGTGAACATCGCCGGTACCCCGGACTTCTTCATCGCCATGACCGAGACCGCGCTCGCGGCGGTCGAGAGTGCTATCGAGGCCCAAGCGGTGATTGACCAACTCGACCTTGACGAGTACGAGGAGGCTCTCGTTCAGAAGGTGCGCACGGTAATCCGCGAGCTGCGCGGTCCTCCGGCCGCGGCAGGGTGACATGGTTACAGCTTTCAACCTGGCCCTGGTCGCGCTCGAACTGGGCGCGGCTGGGGCGTATTTGGCTACCGGTGAATGGTGGAAGTCGGTATACTGGGTCGCTGCCGCCACGATCACCGTAGCCGTGTGGAGGATGTGATGGGTAAAATGAAACCACCCCGGACGCCATGGCCACGGCCTCCGTGGTGGCCGTACTGAGGTTGACCGTTAACCGGAGCCGTGTTACAACCACGGTCCATCGAGAGGAGCGACCAATGGTACCGCGCGAAATGTCGGAATTGCTGGAGCCACTTCTCGACCACCTCCGGCGTCTTGAAAGGAAGATTGATATGGCTGACGTTGCTGTTGCCTCTGTCGTTGCGGGGTTCTCCGCGCTGCAGAGTTCTGTGAATGCCCTCGTTTCTGCGTTTCAGGCGGTAAAGGTTGGTTCCGGCACCCTTGACGCGGCTGACGAGGCGGCTCTTGCCGGGGTTGCTTCCCAGATGTCCACGCTGTCCGCGAGCATCACTGCTCTCCTGGCGGCCGGGCCTACGGGGACGACTGGTGCTTCCGGGCCTTCGGGCACGAGTGGCACCTCGGGCACTTCGGGTACGTCTGGCACCAGTGGCACTTCTGGTCCGTCTGGCGCCAGCGGTGCTTCCGGGACCACCGGTCCGACTGGACCGACTGGCTCCGCTTAACCAGTAGCCCCGGTTTCGCCGGGGCACTAATGGCTCCTGCGGCGTAAGGCCGCAGGTGGTCCCTCGTGTAGAGGGGCAATGTGAGCTAGAGCGGCGGCGTAATGCACCGCCCCTCGTAAGCCGGTACCAGAGACCCATGGGCGAGCATGTAGGCCAGGGTACCGTGGTTAGGGGTGACAACACTGTTTACAAGGAACCCCACTTCGTTTCTCTAACTAAGGAGGTACCCCCATGCCCCGCAATCGCAACGGAGAGCCGGTCTCCATAAATATTCCGGCCCTTACTCCTATCGCGACAACTCGTGATCCAGGCTCTGTTGTCCGTGGGACGGCTACCGAGCAGGCGCAGCGCGCACCGAGATACTATGAGCGGACCGGCATGCAGATCATGGAAGATTTGCTTCTGCCGCCGGCGTATATTGATCACTCGTCGCCGATCCGCAATGAACGGGTACTGGCGTCGCCGCGGTTTCCTGGTACGCAGACTAACACGGTAGCCCCGCCGGCGAACGGGCCGATCTCCCCGCGCCAGCACCGCGAGGGAATGGGTGGTCGCCCGGAGCCTGTGATCTCGACGCCCCCACCCCCGCCGCAGTCTATCCACCCGTCTACGTTTGCCTCGGTACCGCTGAGCGATCAGCAAGCTGGGGACATCGCGGAGATCGGCCTCGCCGCCGGCGCCTTTGCTCGGGAAATCGACCGGCTCATTCCCGGTTTCGATGTCAAGCCACGGATCATGGACCAGCTGCGCGAGATCGTGTTTTGGGCCAAGGAGACGATTGCCCGGTTCCCGGACGGGACGCCCCGATATGACCCCTTCCTCGACTGTCAGACTGCCCCTGCCGGTGCCACCGTTATACCTGAGCCGGTAGCGCCGACCAGGCTACGAGTTCGTACCAATGAGGGTGTCGGCACCCAGTCCCCACGGGCGGGATGATGGAGGTAGATATTTGCGTTGTCGGCATCGAATGCGTAGGTATCGGGTGCGCCTAGCACGGACCCGGTATGTCTTGGATGAAGACGAGGCAGTGGAACTTGCCTACTCCGGACCGTTTCCGCGGGTTGGAGAAATAGAGGTTGACGGCGTTTGTCAAGCGCGCTAGCCTCGTGCTCTTGGGACATGTTGTCCCACAACACGAGGATCACCCGATGTTCGACTTCCTGTTCGTTAACCATTTTGATGTTTTACGGAATGCAGCGGCAATTGGCTTTGTCGCCTGGCTGACGTGGCTTGTGGCTCGTCACGGTGTCACTTGGGTCTGGACGAAGGTGCAGAGCGCCTGGTCCTCGGCGCAGGGCGACGTTTCCGGCCTTGTGGCGCGTGTGGAGGCCCTGGAGGCTAAGGTCGGCACCGCGACCATTGTGACGGCTCCTACCGGGCACACAGGGCACACCGGGCCGACCGGGGCGCCTGCGCCAACCGGGCATACGGGTCCAACCGGCCCCGCTGGGGCACCTGCCCCTGTGGTAAAGACTGCTTAACATTTGCGTATGACAATGGTGACCGGCCGGTCTCCGCAGGCGTTGAGTGATCCGCCGTTGTGGGGATGCGGGGATCGGCCACTCACCGTGGGGGTGAGATCATGGTTTTGGACGAATTGGACCACTTCATAGTCCGGCTTGCGGATGAAGGCGTACCGATTGGGGCGATTGCCCGGGTCACAAAGTTGTCGCCTACCGAGTTTCGAGCCGTCTTAAAAGACGCCCTAGCTGATGGGCGCATCATCGAGATGCCCCGCGAGGACTGGCCGCCGCTCCTGCGGCGCATCGAGCGTACCCCCGGCGTTGTCGGGTCGCCACGCCCAGCTCAAGCCCGACACAAGATTGACGATGACGACACTGTGCTGCTGGCGGTAGCGGACGTGTTCCGCACAACCCGCCTGCAGTCCAAGGTGCTCTTGCGGCTGCTTCGGCGCGGCTTATGTTCCAAAGACATGCTGCATGACACCGTGGAGGAGAACCGGGGACGGCCGGACGAGCCGACGCACGACAAGATCGTCCAGGTGATGATCTGTCACCTGCGGAAGAAACTCAAGCCGTTTGACATTCCCATTAAAACCCATCACGGTAGCGGATACTCGATGACGGCAGACGACCGCCAGCGTGTCGTGCAACTGCTAGCAGGGAGTGTGAAATGCCCCGAGGAACACTTAAATATTGGGTTGGATACTTAGCGGCTGACAAGGCGCGCAATCCCGCGCTCCGTGAGATGGCCGCAAAGATGATGCTCCTCTCCGACAAGGGGGAGATGCGTCTCGTGCAGCGCAAACTGATGGAGGGTGTGTATGAATATCTCGCCGTGCCAGTACGAGAGCGATACGATGACGCATACGGTTTTTGACGAAACCGATCTCAAGGAGACCGGCGACGAGATCAAGAAGGATGCATTCATGTCGGTCATCGCGACCCGCGGGGTCAATCTGACCGAGGACACGTTCAACTCGCTCGTGCTGGAGGCGTTCACTCTCAACAATTACGTCGTGCGCGCGCAGATGTTGGAAACTGTGCTCGATGATCTTGACAAAGGGCAATTGAAAGGAGACAATCTCAAGACGGCAATCAAGTTCCTCACTAGCCGTATCGACAGTGCCGCGGCCACCCTGGGCCGAATGGTAGAACTGGTCGAAGAATGCAAAACGCCGGGACCCCGGCATTAAGGAGCCTGACATGAAAAATCTGCTCTTATTGGCGGTTATGACATGGCTTATCATCTCACCGGCACCGGCGCAGGAGCCGATCCGACTTTCGCCCATCAATGGGGTCGTATGCGAAGCCTCGGACCATGTCCGGTATATAGTCACGCGTTCGGAGGACGCATTTCATATTGACGACGACGCGTTTGCCGCCGTCAATGAAGATGCGGAAGACCCGGTCTGCGTGCAGGGGGAATATTTCGGGCTGCCAGTTGGACCGGCGGGTTCGGTTATTCACGATGGAAGCGGCCAATCTTGGCAAGTGGTCGAGGTGCGGCTGCATGTTAGGGTAGAAGACGGCAAGTACAAGCCGATTGATCCTCCATCTGTTCGCTGGGTTGCCATGTTCATCCCGACTAGCGATCCGATTTAACCCGCTGGGGGAGCCGAGAGAGCGTCCCGCGATGACAGCACGGGGCGCTCTTTTTGTTAACTTTCACGTGCTACAGGTACGTGAAAGTTAGGAGATTTTATGGCTGACGACACGCCTGGGATGTTTATTCAAACTCGTGAGCCGTCGACGGCGCGTGCCAATCGCGCCGAGGTGACGAAATATGTCTTTGCGGGATTAGTGACGGTTGCGGTTGCATTTTTCGGATTTCTTGGCAACCGTGTTGCGAATACGATAGATCGTACGGACGCCGCGGTGCAGGAATTGCGTGAGGCGGTTGCAGTTGTTCGGTCATACACGTCTGGTGTTCAAGCAACGCTTTCCGATCACGAAGCCCGGCTGCGCGCCGATAGGGATACGCTTGTGGCTCACGGCGTCCGGCTTACCGAAGATGAACTAAAATTGATAGCGGTGGATCAGCGCACCGCGACGCCTACGTCCACCCAGCGGCGGTGATCGTAGGCCCGGGTGGGCGCGGACGCGGGACCAAGTTTTTGGCGATCTCCCCCACCATTCCCCCGTGCGCCGCCAGGCAAACGTACTCCAAACAGTCCACGATGTGCGAGTAACCGTCCTTGTCGTTCTTGTCCGGCTTGGGCGCCTTGTTTCCTTCCCGGTTCAGCTTGTAACGGTATCCTCCAGCTAGCGCGCGGATCAGCTTAGGACATCCCTGCCGGTTGATCATGATCGCCGGGTGCCCTGCGACCCACGCCGTCAGGAACGCCTCAACCGCGCGCAGGCGCGGGTCAATATCGTTCGTAGGGGCCGGAAACGCGGGGAGCCCTAACCGCGCCAGAAGATCGAACGAAGTCTCCTCGGAATGGCTGTCCCGCGCCACACCAGCAGGATCGCCCACCAGCGCAACACGATACCCCATGAACTTGTCCGACATCAGCGCAGGCCGTAGGGCGGTCAGCACGTGGCGCTCCAGGCCGGTGTTGTTCGCCGGGACTTCCCGGTGGACAATCAGTCGGCCCATGTGGTCCATCTGGCAAATCAGGCTCCATGGGTCTCGTCCAAAATCTTGGCCGACGAGCAGCGGGAACCCGCTATAGCAATAGGTCTCGTCGACGAGGTGATATTCCGGGCGGAAGGTAGTGGCGAACACGGCTTGCCCGCTCGGGTCGTTGCCGTATTCTGCTTTCACATAGCGTTTGATCCAGTCGCTTTCATCGCCCCAGGTGTCAATCATCTTCTGGTAATAGAGGCGCCCCCGGGCCAAGCGGTCTGGATGGTCGACTGGTAGCTTGATCGTGTCCTCATTCTGGTTCAGGTAGTTCAGGTTTTCGGCTTCCGCCGATAGCCCGGAGGGCTGCTTGAAGATGTCCCACCCCGGTGGCGGGTGCTCGCAGAACTCCTGCCAGGGGGTCATCTCAGTGGGGAAGTTGGTATCCCCGATGATCCCGGACCACGTCGGCGTGCCGCGCGGGCCAGACGGGTAGCGACCGATACGCCCAGTGAGCGGCTGCAGGACTGAGATGTCCATCTCGATGGCCTCGGACAGCCACGCGGCGGTTAGCTGCATGGACAGGAGCCGCGCCTGGTCCGCCTGGTCCTCCAGCGGGATGAACACCCACTCCGACCGCACGTCGCCGAAGTCGAGATAGAATGTCTTGTCGCTGATCTTCCAGGCGCCCATGCCGCCTTCCTCCAGCCACTGGCGGCAGTCCTTGACGACGGTGTCGAGGAGCTGGCGCAGTGTCTGGCGGACTACGGTGAAACGGGTATAACGTAGCCCGTCCGCCGCAGGTGATTGCTCAATGGAGCGCCGCAGCAGCTCCATGATGCAGCTAGTGGTCTTGCCGGAGCCGACCGGTCCCAGGATCAGGCGCCCGAAGGCGCTTGACTTCATGAACCGCGAGCACGTTGGCGGTGCGTTGTATTCCATGGTCCCCCCATATGCGCGAATGCGTATTAATCGCGAATATACGCGAGCGCGTGTAACAGCCCTGCCTCGTTGTCCCCTAAGATACCGAGGGCGTGATTACAGGGAAGGCAGAGTAGCCCCCGCACACGTCCTGTCGTATGGTCGTGGTCTACATGCAATTTCCCGTGGCGCTCCTGGTCTGGTGTACGTGGACAGAGAGCGCAATGGCCGCCTTGCGCTTCTAGTCGCTTGTAGTAATCATCTAGGGTCATCCCATAGTGGGTCTTGTAATGCCAGGCTTGCGAGGCGCGTTTGTCTCGTTCATGTTGTTCTGGCGTGCGCTTGAGGCGATATTTTCGCCCCGCCGAAAGGGCCTTTTCCGGCGATTTCTCCCGTTGCCGCTGTGACGCGGCACGGGCCTTTTCTGGATTTTTTTGACGCCACTCTTTGCTTGCCATTAGCCTAACATTTCAAATACGCGGCCTGTCTCACCGCGTTTATTGTGGTAGGTGATCGCTTGCACGTCGCGACCCGAGATGTAGCCGGCACCGTAATGCCAGCCGTCCTTCGGGATGGGCGCCCGGTGGCTTTCCACGACACAGTGGCCGTGCTCTGACATGATCTTGTCTCTGTGATGCACGTGATAGAAGTGGCCATAGTGGTAGTCGGTTTGTCCCCACACAGTTGGCCAGTACCCTGCCATCACTTCTGGCATTTGCCCGATCCGCAGGGTGTGACCATGTGTGGCAACCAACATCGTCTTCCCGTGCTGGTAACACCAGAACAGGCTCTCGTCCAGATCGACGGTTACGCGAGGCTCGTTACGGTACCACGCTGACAGGTAATAGACGATGGCAGCAGTGGTATACTCGTCATGGTTGCCCTTGAGCATCCTTACAAGCACGCGCTCGTTGTGGACGAGCGCCTCGTCAATTACTCGCACCATCATGCGCACCGCGGCTTCGCGTCCCTTGGCATGCCGGGTGTCGCAGTCCAGCTGGTTGCCGTGGGTCATGGTTCGGTTCGTGTTGTTGTCATTGTGCATCAGGTCGCCGCCGCCGAGCACGATCCCGATACCGGCGCGCCCTGCCCGGGCGATAACGGTGCACATGGCATCCCCGATCACCTTCTCAGCGATTTTGACATCCCAGTTCTCGGGGCACTCCCGCTCCCAGGCCAGCATGTTGATGTGCCAGTCGTTGCAGGGGAACAGGTTGATTTTGTCCGCGTCGGCATGCTGCGGGACTTGGATGGGCACGTGTGAGCTGCGCAGCTCGTCAAAGGTGCCTTTGAGATACTTGATCAGCTCGTGGAAGGCTTCTTGTTGGTCCTGCCGTTGGATTTTCCACTCGCTGACGACTTTCCCTTCCTTGATGTAGGAGGAGATGCCTTTCATGAACATGCCCGGTTCCGGCGCCCAGGTTTTCTCCGGTTCCGGCGCGGTCTTGGTGAAGGTGCCGTTCGGCGTGTCAGTCAGCTGGGTGATGTGGAACCCGGGCGGGACCACCCCACCGATCAGACCGCGTTGAGAGGCAGCGCGCAGCATGCGCCACGCGGTGAGCGGGTTGACCCCCAAGGCTTCGGCAACAAGGTCGGGCTTGCCCGAGTTAGCGCGATACTCGGTGGCGGCTTTCTCTAGGTCGTCATTGCTGAACAGCATCTTGCACCTCCTGTATTTCGCTAGGATCAAGAGCAAACACGTTGCTCGGACGCCGGGGTGGCGTGACTTCCAGTTTGCTGTCGCTGCCCATGTTGATGACGATAGAGAACTTGTCCGCGGCACTACCGCTTGCACGTCCCTCACCGATCCCGCCTGCTTTGGCGAGCAGCTTGGCATATTCGATGACTTGGCTGAATGGCGTCTCCGGGTCGATGGCGCGACTGTGCAGTGCGGGGAGCAGCTGTTCGAATGTGAACGCCGCTTCGATGGTGGTACGCTCCACCGTATTGGCGACAGAGTGCCATTCCTTCCGGGCGCTGTCAAGCATCCGGGTGAAAAATTCATTGGATTTGAGCGCGGTAAAGTCGTCCAGGGACAACCCATGGGCGGCTAGGATGTCCTCCTCCCCCTGCAGGGCGACCGCCAGGTCCCGGACTAGGGCGGCATAGGCGTAGATGCTCTGCGGCTCCCCCACGCTGGGCAGGGTGATTTGTGGGGCGGGGACAAGGTCGTTCATTGGTAATCCCTTAACGTGGAAAGGTTATCAGGGGGTGCATGGATAGCCTCGGCCAACAAGGTACCCTCCAAGTCATACCCCCGCAGCAGCTGGAACAGCAAATCCAGGCGCGGGCGGCGGCTGCGAACGCCTCGTTTCAGACGGGGCAGTCGCAGGATGTGTCACAATTGGTGGCATACATCAAGGGGCAGTTCGAGATTTTCCGCAACCACCGTAATACGCAGGCGGGATGGTCGGAGCGGCTTTTGGTCGCACTTCGGACATTCAAGGGGCAGTACGATGCCACGAAACTCCAGGAAATCCGCAAGTTCGGGGGCTCGGAGGTCTATCTCCGGCTTGTTAGTCAGAAGTGTCGTGCTGCTACATCTCTCCTACGGGATATTTATCTTGGCACTGATCGCTGCTGGGCGCTTCGTCCTCCAGACGATCCAGACGTTCCGCCGGAAATTACTCAGCAAATCGACCAGCTGATCCAGTCCGAGGCGGGCCAAGTCGCCACCACGCTCGGTCAGCCCCCGGCTCCTGCCGACTTGCAGAAGCGCAAGGAGGAGTTGATGCTGTCCGCGATGGATGCGGCGCGGGTCCACGCGGCGAAGCAGGCGAAGTGGAGCGAAGACAAAGTTGAGGAAATCCTGCGCGAAGGAGGGTTCTATCATGCCCTGGCCGAGTTCCTTGTTGATCTTCCAATTTTCCCTTTTGCTTGCATTAAGGGACCAGTGGTTCGAGTGGTTCCAACCGTCATCTGGCCGAAGGGAGGCGGACGGCCCACTATCCAGATGAAGCCGACGCTGACCTGGAACCGGGTCAATCCGTTCGACATGTGGTGGACCCCGGGCGTTAGCGACATCTCCAATGCCAACATCATCGAGAAGCTGCGCATCACGCGCGCGGAGCTGAACGAGCTGCTCGATCTGCCGGGTTACAACCGGGACGAGGTGTACGCCGTGCTGGACGAGTACGGGCGCGGGGGTCTATATGACAACTGGGACACCACGGACGCCGAGCGGTCTGTCCTCGAAAACCTCGAAAACCCCATGTGGAACCGCTCCGGCTTGATCTCGATGATGGAGTTCAACGGCAATGTTCAAGGGCGCGTTCTCCAAGACTACGGTCTCGCCGTCCCCGACGAGCTACGGGACTACCACGTACAGGTGTGGGCCATTGGTAATCACGTTATCAAGGCGCATCTTTCACCATCGCCGCGTATGCGGCATCCATATTTCATTACTTCTTACGAAAAGGTACCTGGCACTCCAATTGGTAACGGTCTCACCGATCTCCTGACGGACATGCAGGAGTGCTCCAATGCCACCCTCCGCGCCCTGATCAACAACCTGTCGATTGCGTCCGGGCCGCAGGTAGTCATTGACGACGACCGCCTGGCGCCGAACGAGAACGGCGAGGACATGTTCCCATGGAAGCGGTGGCACGTCCGCAGGGACCCGTTCGGCAACGGCAACGGGAAGTCCCCTATTGAGTTCTTCCAGCCGCAAGACTTCTCGGACAAGCTGCTCAAGGTAATCGACAAGTTCGTGGAGCTGGCCGACGACGTGTCGGCTATCCCGAAGTATATTGGCGGCCAGGCCAGCAGCGGTGCCGGTCGGACGGCCTCCGGGCTCGCCATGCTAATGGGCAACGCCTCGAAGATTTTGCAGTCGGTCAGCGCGAATGTCGACCGAGATGTCATGGAAAACTGTCTCTTGCAGCTGACAGATTTGATCCTGCTGACTGATACCACTGGGCTTCTCACCGGCGAGGAGCGGGTCTCGGTCCTGGGGGTCAACGTCGCGATGCAGCGCGAGACGCAGCGGCAGCGCCAACTGGAG